CAGACCGTAGGCGAGGTCAGTACCAGGTCTCACTGGTGGACGTGTTGTTCTAGGTGGAGAAGGCCTTCCTCCACCTCCTCCACCATAACTTGGCGGTGGTGGCGGTGGTGGTGGTGGAAAGGCTCTAATGTTTTCAAATACGGTGTTAGTACCTTCACTGGTCTCTTCTCTTGTTTCGAAGAAGGTGTTCTCAACTTCTACTCTAGCATTTCTCAGTGAAAGAGTAACTTCCTGTGTATTTTCAATACTGCCTTCCGAATAGAATATTTCATCAGCAGCTGTAGAAGAGAGACCTTGTATACTACTATTTGTTGAATCATTAGTGAGTCTAAAGGTTGAAGAACCAGTTTCAAAAATAGGATTACTGAGGTTATTTCCATCAGGAATTCTGAAAGAACCAATAATAGTACCAAGTCTATCAGTAACTAATCTACGACTCTTAACCGTTGCAGAAGCTCCACTGGATTGTCCAGTAAGGATCATACCTTCTCTTATAAAACCTTCAAATTCAGGTTGATTTTCTGATGCAAGGCTAAATGTATCGACATTCAGAATTGTAGATGTTTCTGAATAAACTGCAGGTAATGTATTAGTTCTATCATATGGATTTGAATCATAAACATCAGTAGGATTATTATAAGGTCCATACTTATGATTTGCTGTAGCAACCCTAAATTTAATTCTGGCAATTGTGGACATATCAATACGTTGACCAGTATTGGAGAAAATCATTTCACCTTCTACAGTTTCACCAACTTCAAAAGTACCACTGTCCATAGTGATCTCAAGAAGTTTACTATGACAGAAGTTACTGACAGAGGTATCGTCAAAGAAGGCATAAACCTGAGTAAATGGTTTTAAACGTGTACCAGTAAACTCAATATTACGAGGTCTAATAAAGTGAATGATTTCTCTACTTACAATTCTATCACCTAGAGATTCATTAGTAATTAACTCAGTAACAGTAGACTTAGACCCTGTTCTTTGTTGACTAATGGCTACTTCAGATTTGGTATTAAAGACTAGAGCTTCTGAACCCCATCTAGTGTTTTTACCAGTTGCTTTCAGTTCTTCTTCTTTAGTGAGTTGTCTACTTTTATGACGACCACTATTTCCTAGTTTTCCTTTTATCTCTTGGTCACCTTCTCTTGTAAAATCAAGAACATTGATACCAACAGTTTCCCAAGAATTCCATTGAACTGGAGTAACACCAATTCTAGTACCATCATTTGCTGTTGTTATTTCCGCACCAAGTGCAGATGCAATTGCTTCAAACGATCCTTCGACTTCGATATTTCTTGCTTCCATTCTGTTGGTGTCTACCCAGACATCAACATCTGGCTCAAGAGTAATAGAACCATTCCAGAATTGAACAAGGAATGGAGTTACATTTTGACTTCTTGTGGCAAAAGGTTGACTTGCATAATTTACACTGGTGTAGTTCAGGAATACTGTCTGACCTTTTCTTGTAACGTTGATACCATCAATATTTGCAAATCTATTATCTTGATTTGCAATAGTTGTTGTTCCAATACCTGTAATTGCATCAGAACCAACTTCCAAACTGATGGCAGTTGTGTAGTGAGATGGTCTCAGAACTTTCTTTTTAGTATCAACACTATTTCTTACACCAATAGAAGTGTCTTGAGTTTTGATTTCAGAGAAGTTATCAATGTAAATACCACTCTTAAATCTATTAAGACCATTTGAATCAGGAACAAAAAGATTCAAAGTATTTGTTTCAATCAAACTCAAGGAACTATAATATTCCAGGTTTTTGATTCTTTGTTCAAGTTTGAAGATATCTCTCATTTGATATCTCTTATGTTGAATACCCTCTACTTTAACATTTTCTGAATTATGAGTATATGCAGGAAGGTATACATTTGCAATATGCAATGCACCTGATACTTCTTCAGGAAGTTTTGGTGTATCATCAGGAGTTCCAAACTTAACGAAGAAATTACCATCAGTTCCAACATAAACTCTATCAGCTCTTGGAAGATAATAGTTATAATCTAGAGTAATTGACTCATCAGATGCAATTACATACTTAGAACTATGTTGTCCCTCAGAACCACCATCAAAGTCTCTACCATAGAATTCTAATGGTGATCTTCCACCAATTGTAACGGTATAATCTTTAACTCTAGGTCTGACATCAATAATATCAGTATCTCTTACCCCATTTGTTGCATTAATTTCCTTTGAATAATCAAAAGAATTATAAGAATTAACTGTTGTGATGTCCCCAGTATCCGAAGAATCATAGAAACCTTTAGAATAATAAACTCTTAGTTTTCTATTTGCTTCTGGGAAACCAGGTTTCCTGATAATTCTAGAATAATCATAAATGGACTCATTTTGACCATTAAAGAAAGAATATTGATCAGTTACTCTCTTTGAACCTACAGAAATATTTGATGCAAGAGCACTTACACCAGACTGACTAAATTGAATAACCTCATTTGGTTCAAATGAAGTGTTATTTAAATAACAAAAACCAATACTTGTATCGGTCTTTCTCACCAGGTAGATTGCCTTTGCACCACTAACAGTTCCTGTAATTGTTTCACCAACGATCAAATCATTTGTAGTTGCAGTAGGACCATCCATTGAAGCGGTGGTCATGTTTGGTGATTCTGGATCATTATGATCACTTGATTCAAAAATGTCATGAATCTCAACGACATCAGGGACGTTCAGTGAAATTACAGAGTCCTGAACTCTAGTACCAAATGGATAGTTTCCATAAGTCAACCCATCACCAATAGTTGTTCCTGCAAAAGATACATTTGTACCAGATGCGGATTTTTTGGATTTATCAATGATCAAATTATTTGAGATAGACTTTCTCTTTACTTTAGAGGTAACTTTTGCCTTTTTCAGTGTTGCAATCAGAACAGTTCCAGAAGTATCTGACCCAGAAAGACCGATGAACTGAATAGAAGTAGAACCATTAGAAAGAACAACTTTATCACTTGTAAGTGCCTCTGTAGTTCCATCAGAACGAATCAGAATATATCTCTCTTCATCAAATGGGAGGAATGATTCATTTGGGTCAGCATTAATTATAGGAGTCTCATTGTTTGAACTAATTGATGTATCAAACTGTCTCCTAATAACAAGATTTGAATCGGAAAGATCTACTGAAGAAATATTTTTATTGGGAAAAATACTATACAGTGTTTGATTTGTGGACTCATTTCCACTTCCAAGATTCTTTTGAATCTTTGACGATAAAATTGTGAAGTCATTTACGGAGGTTAAGGATGTCGGAACGGCACCTTCACAAACTCCCGAAACAGTAGTTACTCCAACAATTTCAATTGATGTACTATTGTTTACTGTAATTCTACCTAAAGTAGGAACAGTTGAAGAAGTTGTAGTATATCTAACAAGATTTCCTACAGTAGCAATTCCTACAAATGATGTTGATGGGTTTGTTACTGTAGAAACACCAGTTACCGTATCACCTGGGGTAAGTGTTGCATTTCCAATAACAAAATTTGGTTGTGGAATTATATCTGCAGTAAAAGTATTTGCAGAACCTACAATACCATATACTGATTGAATATCTGAATTTCCATATTCTCTCACATCCGTTACATATCTACTATCTACGTCTACACCATTGAAGAAGAGATTTTCACCAATACTGAAGTCACCTTGAACATTATAGACAGTTACACCTGTTCCCGCATTTACCGCGTATCTAACAAATCCAATAGAACCACTTGATTGTCCTCTAACAAAAGTAGGGACAGAGAGGGTTACTGGTTCATTGAGAGTAATATCTGTATATGTCTGAACATCAAAGAGTGAGAGATCCCACTTGTTAGTGTCTGAATTAGATGTATCATAAGAACCAGATTCTAAAACAAAATCATAGATTCTTGCAAGACCAATTTCCTTACCTGATGCAGTGCCGTCAGTTACAACTCTTTGATCCCTAAGACTCAAAGTGTTTGAAGTATTAAAACCAATAGTGGCAGAACCATGAACATTATTTACTTCGAATGTTGGACCAAAACCAAAATTAATTGATTGACTTTGGAGTAAACGTGTACTCCTTGGTTTTGGTACATCAATTAAAGAACTAGTTCTAATGTCAACCTCATATCCTTCAACATATGCTCTACCAGGAGATACTCTATAAATTAGTAGATCATCACTTGGTTCTGCACCCGACGCGGTTCTTTGACCCTCTTGATAGATCCCTCTATTACCCTCATTATCATTGAGAGATTCTTTAATAGTAGTAGTAAATTGTCTAATATAGTAACTACCAGATTCGTCATTTGTTCTCTTTGCCAGAGCATCACCAAGTTTATTATACTCAGTTTTAATCTCCGTCCTCAATATACCACTTTGAATTTCAGATAACTGAACAAAATTGGTATCGTTAAAATCACCTAATGGTTTTTTGGTGAGTTTGGTAGTAATTTCAAATCGATCAGCACCAGGAGCACTAAAGTTATTAAAACCTTGAGCATTGTCTGTTAATGTAGGGTCTACATCTGCAGAAACAATGTTTTCATTTACTTCCAAACCAATTCTAACACTAGGAGTGTTAGAATACTGCTCAAGAATGATAGTTTCATCTTGAACATCAACAAAATGACCTCTTAAGAAGTAAACACCATTACTAATACTAAATGCAGAACCTGCTCCACTTGCATTTGTAGTTAGTGTGTTTGCAAAACCTTCACCAACAGAGATGAAAGTAGTTGCGTAGTTGATATTTACGTTTGTGACCAAGACTTCATTATCGAAGAAGGTTTGAGTCGCTGCATCAGTAGAAGCAGAATCAATATAGTTCAGATATAAAGTATAATTTCCTTTTTCAGATTGTTCGTTGGTAATATAAGTTACAACTTTAGCAGTTACACCAGAATCTCTACCAGTAATAGTGTTTCCTACTAACTGATCAAGATAAAGACCTACAGGAACACCTAAAAATTCTTCTTGAATTTGAATACAATAGAAGTTTTGAGTGTAGACAGTTCCACCAGGAATGACACAACTACCCTCTTTAAATAGATGATCACCTACATCTTCAACTTGATTCTGAAGAATTGATTGAAGATTATTGAGTTCCCTAGCCTGAACTGGATATCCAGGTTTAAACAATACTTTGTAGTAGTTGCTCTGAGGATCGAAATCATCAAAATATGGAGCAACGTTGAGGTTAGTTTCTTGTGGCATAATTCTTTAGAACTGCAAGATAATCTTTACATCTTCTTTCTGTGAAGCAGACCTTGTTACGGAAGGTCTGTTGTCAAGGAAAATAATGTTTCCAGAGTATTTTTGTGACTCTGGTTGGGAAACACCATTTGTGAAAGTTTGACCAAGATAATATGTACGACTATTTAGAACCGTTGAGACGCCGGTAAAAACAGTATCAATACCCAGATTGATACTTCCACCAACAATAGTTACATTTCCACCAGTAGAAGGATTGGAAGTGAATCTGTTCATTTCAAATCCATATGTTGGATCGGAATTTAATGAACCATTTGTGTTAAAACCTGCAGTCGATTTATCTTGCCAATACTTCAAAACACCAGTAACTTGATCGTAAGAAACAACTCTACCAACAGCAGTTGAACCGACTCCAACTGTTTGAGTGACAAACGAATCCTGAGTAAATGTTGCAGAACTATAACCAGTACCAGTCAATCTAAGTGCATAAACCGCACTTGCCTTATCAAGAGTGAGATTTGAACTTGATCCTTGTGCATATGGATTTTCTACAAGACCAACAGATGCAAATTGATTACCAGTGATAAAATCTGGATTTTCAGTATCATTCTCAAATCTGGAATAAGTCAGAACATTATATGCTCCAAGTTCTCTATAAATATCAGCACCGTGACCACCTTGTGGTGGAATAATTACATTAAATACTGGTGTGGTCGTTGCTGTAGGAACACCACCTGCTTCCAAATCAACCGTACCAAAGGTATATCCAGAACCACCTCTGGAAATATTAACACTTTCTACTTTAGAATCATTGTTAACAACAATAGTTGCTTCCGCCCCACTACCATCACCCTTAATTGGTACTCTAGTATATGTTGTATTGGCTGTTCCAATACCAACACCACGATTTCTAATCGTTACAACCTTTAACTGACCACTAGAT